TTGACACCTGGCACGTGGCTTTTATTAGGATATATAGATAACAGTATGAGTAAAGACACTATTTATAATAACTCTATATTTAGAGAGTCTCTAAGTCATCATTGCCAAACTGTACGTAGTACTTTAATTGGTGGCGGTGGAAGTGTTAATTCCTATGCAATTACCGTACAAACCAATATGGATATGCTATTGGGCACTTATGATAATTCTGATATTAAAGGCAATATATTTAGAGGGACACTTTTAGCAATAAGATTATTAAAATTATAATATTAATAGTACCATATGCGAAGTTTAATAGTTTTTGCTATATCCTCTATATTATAAGTAATATGCCGCTTACAGTACATTTCAAAATTACTGTGCTTGGTATAGAACTCCGACATATGCATTGGCTGGTATCCTACCTGTGGCAGATGAATTAGAGTATCTTCCCTGTATATAAACATATCCAGTATTTATTCCTGTTCCGACTTCAATGCCGTTCACGTGGGTATATTGTGCGTCATCTCTATTATAAAGTGCCCATGAGCAGACAACTATAGGTATATATCCTGTTTTTGTAACATTAAATGTGATCGTAAAATTGCTACTTTTGTTTAATATTACATCCGAACCGAGTTCGACTTTTTCTGTCACAAACTTATTTAACTTGCCAGTTAATATAAAAAGAGTGGCGAACACCCCTTCTTGTTCGCCACTCTTTTCCCATGATAAACCATGAGAAGGATTCAATGGGTAATTTTAGAGTATCATACCTTCTGCTGATCCGTCAATTATAGAATGCCGCCTGGATACTGTCGTATCCTACTTTTCCATCTTTTACCAGGTTCAGCTTGTCCTGCACTGCAATGGTCTCTTTCCTTGCGTCTTTTCCATACTTACCATCTACGTTCTGGTCATGTCCTAAGATCTCATTGCAACGTGTCTGCCACCACTTAACTACCGCTCCCCTGGAGCCAACCTTGTAGCTCAGCCCGAATCTCTTCGCCTGCAGGCAGATCTGCTGTTTTACATACCGAGTATTCTTGCCATCTTTGCCATCTTCAGCCAGCTTTCTTCCCTGCTCATCCCGATAACCGTCTGCATTTGCAGCTTTCTGGAAGTTCTGAATATTAATATTACAGGTTTCTTCTCTTTGCGCCGGTACTGATACCATTTCAAAGTCCGTATAAAAGATATTGATATCACACTTGCCACTTATTCCAGGGACAGATCCTGATGATGTATACTGCCAAATATCCGCAAGGTCAATCTCCGCCGCTGACAGACTGGACGTATAGCGTGCATACCATACGTATACCTTTCCCAGTGCTTTTACGATCCGGTTCATGTCAAAATATTTATTAAGGTAATCTTTGTTGGTATAGATCACCGGGAGATAACCGGCTGCTTTGACCTTTTGCAAAAATGCAATTGCCATATCTGTAGCCAGCTGTTTTGTGACATTCACGCCTCTCTTACGCGCATAATTTACAGAGTCGTACTCAAAATCAAATGCAATAGGGCATTTGCTCCAGTACTTTTTAGCCTGAGTGATACAAAACTCTGCCTCTGCCACTGCCATTGCTGCGGTGTAGGCATATGAAAACCAGTAGAGCAGCACCTGCACAGCCAGATTAAAGCAGGCCAATGCATTGCTCACATACTTCTCGTCGACGTTATTTTTTCCGTAACCAGCCCGAATACCTATAGGCTTATATCCGGCATCACGCACTTTTTTGATATTAACATTTCCATTGTGTTTGGAAATATCCGGTCCTTTTGATAATGCCTTTTTCATTCCTCTTCCTCCTCTGATCCATTCAGCTTGCCGTCATCCAGCAGATCCTTCACTGCCTGGAACCACTTTTCTATAACGCTTTCTAAGAACTCATCAGTGACAAAATACTGCAGCCATGAAGGCAACAGTTTTCTTGCCTGACTTACTACATACTTCATCTTCTGCTTTCCGGAACCCGACTCTTTAAATGCATGTTCTGCCTTCAGAAACAGGTGATACACATCCACTCTGATCTCATCAATCGTCTTATCGCGGATGTATACCCATAAAAATGTTCCTACTACCAGTGCCGTCAGCACTGCCAAAATAATTACCATGATTGTACTTGTGCTCATTCTTTTACCTCTCTTTCCAAATCTTCAATTCTGTGATTTGCTACTTTAATTTGTTCCTGCATAACTGCCTGCGCTTCTTCTAGCTTGAATGTGCGTTCTATGACTGTGTTATGCTTATCCACCTTTTTTTCGAGCTGCTCCAACCGATATGTAGTCAATTTTGTATTGACCAGAATTCCGCAGAAGGCGCCTGCCGCACTTCCCGCGCAGCCGATCAGTGCCACAATGATTTCTGTTGCCATCTCAGTCTCCTTAATATAATGAGCCGGTCACCTCCTGAAGGAAGTAATCGGCTCTTGGCTCTTGGTTACTATGTTTTATTGTTTAAGGACCGTCTCTCACTCTCATAAGCAGCCTCCTACTCTGCGGTTGCGGTCAGATCTGCCAGTTGTGTCTCCAATGTATTGATCTGATCCCGGAGAGCCTGTCTCTCTGCATGGACAGCCTCCATATCATACTCGGTCTGCTCACCAAGGAGAGTATACTCATAGGTCTTGATAACCTTATAGTCACTGGCGGCGATTCTGGCCTTGAGGTCATCGATTTGCGCAGTCAACTGACTGATCTGCTGCTGTCGTGCCTGCTCTGCAAGCTCCTCTTCGGTCGGTTCAGGTTGCACCGGTGCAACTGGCTCAATATATACTGAGCCATCATTTGACAGCTCATACCAGCCGTCACCCGCGCGAAATAAAGTTGTGTATGCCTCATACTCGCCGTTGTCCAGCGGGTATTTACATCCCTCATCCAGGTAGAGGCGGAAGCCGTCAGTATTTACTGTGAGATTGTCTCCGGTGATCCGGATCACATGAGGACTCTCTTCTGACACAATGACCTTTGTAACGGTCTTTTTCTTTTTAAATTTTATGTAACCCATGTGGGCTCCTTTCTGGCGCTCTTGTGGCTGCGCCCGCCATCTGATCTACTACGCTAAATGGCAAGTTAAGTGGTTTGAAATTTGCATCAATATCAACATCTGTTACTCTGCTAGTGACAAATAGACAGTCATTATTAGGATCTTTATCTGACTTTGGATTACCAAGTAATGCTAACGTATTTGGCGTGTTCGTAAACTGTAATTGGGATGTTAATGTGCGTCTTGCAATTAATGGTAATTTTTATGCATATCAAATTGCTACTGTAAGTAATGACGCAACATTTACCCTAAATTTTGTTGTAGCATATAAATAGCCTAATTTGCCAAGTATGAGAAACTGGCAGAATAATACCGTTCTGTCGAAAGATTTAATATTACTACGCCATTAGATTTATTAATATAAAGCATGTGATTATCGCCATTTGTACCACCTGCTGCATTTGCTCTAACATACGTAGTTTTAGGGTAATATGTCCTTGCAATACTGGCAATAATTAATGATCCGCTAGACTGCTCAGATGTAATTTGTACGCCTAACGTTACAAATACTCTGTTACCTATTTTTGAAATTGTATTGTCAGATTCCCATGATACACAATTGACTAAAGTCAAATCGGTGTTCTGGTTTAACTTGCCATTTAACTCAGTATATGTATCCGCTACCGCCTTGGCATCCGGCACGTAGCCGGTCACCTTGGTAGCCAACAGATCCTCCTT